AATGCGGAGCAACGGCGGCTGGTCGGTAAACCCCATGGCGGCCAGGCCACGTACCACGTTGGAGTAGATATTGATGGAGCGGGGCAGCTCCTGCGTACTGATGAGGTCGGGCGTGGTTGGGACGATAACGATGTCGGAGGCCACCAGCGCCATTTCCTGCAACTGGCCTCGACCGTCCTTGCCCTGGGTATCGATGACGATGATGTCAAAGTCGCCCTCCACCCTGGCCAACATAGTTTTCAGGGCAAAGGAAGCGGAAAACTCCTCGCGCATCCACTGATTGAGCGTCTCGCCGTCATCATTGTTGGCGATCAGACTGATGCGGGGAAAAGCGTGCTGCGGATGGCGGAAGCGTCTGATTGGGTGACAAATTCCACCAGCCCCGGGCCCTGCTGCAGTTCTTGTGGAGTGCAGAAGAACTTGCTCAGTGAGCCCTGCGGATCGAGATCAATGCAGAGGACGTTGAGCCCCATATCGGCCAGGGCGCAAGCGCCGTTAATTGCCCAGGTGGATTTACCAACGCCCCCCTTGCTGGATACCAGAGACAGCTTTTGTGCGCGATTGAGGTTCATGGCCGGTCTCCCGCAGCAGAAAAGAGCGACTCCTGGACGGAAGCGGCTTCATCGGACGATGCCGGGACGGCAGCGTCACGACTGGAAGGCAGGATGCCCTCGGGCAATTGTTCGTAAGGGCCGAGATACTGACGAATGTCGTCGAGCGTGGCATGCGCGAAGAAATCGGTTTCAAGCACCTTGCGGATGCGCGAGGAAAATTTCTTGGCGGGGCCGGCTTCGCGAAAATAGGCGCAGATGCCGGGATGGAGATAGACGCGCACCAAGACAGGGGCGGCGGTCAGGTTGAGCAGATGAAACTGCACGGGTTGTTGTGTACCGGACATGAATGTCTCCGTTGAGATGGACCGTATGGTTTCAACCATCTCCATCCCTCCTGCTTATAAATCAACATGTTATACTTTAACTGAATATTATGTAAAGCATTTTTGCCGCTAAATCTGGGGCTAGCGTGCCAGCCGGACATTGCGCGGGATCGGCTTGGCCAGCGTCGATAGGCATTGCGCGTGATCCAGCGCCACCGTGTCCCCCTCGGCATTAAAACACTGACAGATGCCGCGCTTTTTGTTGGCAACGCATCCGGTCAGGCTAGCCGCCGCCGGGGTCGATGACCAGCCATAGGTGAGCTCGCGCACATCCGGCACCACCGCTTCCGTCTGCTGCAATGGCCCGGCAGCCGGAACCGCCCCGTCCACTACCGCCGCCGTCATCGCCGGAGCTTGTTTGGCCGCCTCCACCGCCGAAGGTTTTTTACCGCCCATGAAGTTGATGCCGCCATCGCGGTAAAAGCCGTAAACCGTGTAGGCCGTCACCCCGAACAACAGCATGAAGAGATAGACCAATTTGCGCGGCAGTTGCAATTTGTGCGTGTGCTGTTCGGCGCTGACATAGTAATCGTAGTAGTGTTTCGGAAAACGGAACAGCGACTGCACCGCGCGCGTCTGTTCGTAGCGGCTGTTCGGATCGTTGACAGCGTGTTGCCAAACGTATTTTGTCGCCCCCTGCACCCCGAAAGCCCGGTAAAGGTGGATGTGTTGCCCGGCCAGTTTGCGCACCGACGAATTTACCAGGGTCGGATCCTGCGTGATGATGAAGATGTCGTAGCCCTCGTGGCGGTGGGTACTCATCGCCGTCACGATCTCTTCCGTCTTCGCATTCTTGATTTTCGCCGGGAAAAAAAACTGCGCTTCGTCATAAATCACCAGCGATCCGATCGGCGCCTCCCGCCAATCGAAAATGTCGGCTTCCGAACCAATATCCGGCGTTTCAAACAGCGTGATGTTTTCCGGCTGGGTAAACTTTTCGCGGTGCAACGGGATATTGGTGTACACCATGCGCGCCGGGCGGCGTTCTTGCGGCGTTTCGGGATCGGGATCCCGTTTGGCCAAATACTCGTCAATCATCTGCACCGTGTACAGGGATTTGCCCGATCCCGGCACGGCGGTAATCAGCGTAATCATTTGGCCGCCCCCAGCCAGGCACGCCCTGCGCCAATCGCCGCCGACGTCAGCAAGGCACTGCAAATGATGGTCAGCGCCTCCGGTGCCCCGGACAAGGCCATCAGATCCAGCACCCGCGACGGCAGACCGGAAAGCGACGGCTGAATGCCATCAATCAGCCGCTCCGTCAGCATCAGCAAGCCCTTGTAGGTAATCCAGGCCAAACCGAGCGCGGCAAACAGTTTGAGGACGAACTTGGAGAGGATGTAACCGCCGACCGCTATCAATATTTTAAACATATCAACCCCTTACAGCACCAATGATGATCTTGGCCGCGAACAGATAGGCCAACGCCAGGACAAAAAAGCGCAGATTGCGGGCAAACTCGCAATACAGCTCAAAATCAAAGGTATAGGTGCCCATCTTGAGGTTGAGCGTGTACGGTGCCGGGCATGACTTGCTGCCAAAACTGATCGTTTTGCGCTGTTCAAACTGGACATCCGTCACGGCAATGCCTTTCAGGTCCGGCTCCTCCGGCGGGGCCTCCTGCGTCCACGTCATCCATTTGCACAGGGTCGGCATCAGTTTGCAATCGCTCAACTGCTGATTTTTGGGATCGGTTTTGCCGTCCCCCTTGCCGTCATCTTTCGGGTCGCCTTTGCCATCATCTTTCGGGTCGCCTTTGCCATCATCTTTCGGGTCGCCCTTGCCATCATCTTTCGGGTCGCCCTTGCCGTCATCTTTCGGGTCGCCCTTGCCGTCGCCCTTCGGATCTTCCTTGCCGCTGTCCTTCTCCTCCGTCTTCTCGTCGGTTTTCTTGCCGTCCTTGTAACGCGTGGTCGTGGTGCGTTCGCGGGTGTGCACGGTCGGCGAGGTGGTATAACTGCCATCCGGCGGCTGCATATAGGGCTGATAGTCGGTTTGTGTCGTGGTCGTCGATCCGTCCGGATGTACCGTTGTTTGCGGCTCACCATGATGCGGCGGGAATGGCGCGTATTCTTGCCATGACGGCGTGCCGAGATTGCGTTTCAGCCCGTCCCAGTCGGCGGCCTTGTCAGTCGGCTGGTAATCCGAAAGGTCGAGCTTGTCGATGTCGCTGGCATTGACCGGGCGGCGGTGATCTGCCTCCTGCTCGAATTTGCACTTGCCAGCCTCCCACACCTTGCCGGGGCCACAATCATCTACGAACTTGACGTTAAGCCCCTCACAGCTAGGACAGATACGGCAAACAAAATTTTGCGGCACATCCTCGACAAATTTTGAGCGGATACGCGCCACAATATCCGGCTCAATATAAGGCGCACCATGAACAGCGCAAGTCGCTTGCGGATTGGAGGTGTCCTCCTTGACTTTACGCGGCGAATCAAAGCTGTTTAACTGCCCCTCAACCAACCAATGGTAACGGCCCGGCTCAAAATCGCCGTCGATGACGTAGTAATCCCCGTCGTCCTCGAACCACCCCGCGCGCTTGATGATGGCCTCAAGACCAAAGCCGATAATGATGCCCCAACCGCCCTTTTTGATGCCTTTCAGCCCCGTGCGCAAAGCCCCTTGCACCTGACTCTTTGACCAGCCAAAACGCGCGTACCACGGCGTCTTGATCTTGCCGGCGCTGATGGTCATGCCACCATGCACACTGTGGGCGACACGGCCACCGGGCAAGGCACGGTAAGGACTGCGCACGTCAATGTCGGCGGCATCCACCCCGCCAAAGCTCGGCACCTCGTAATACGACGTGCCATAAACCGTAGTCGATACCCGGCGGCCCGGTGCGGCCTGCGCCGTAGTCAGCGCGGCAACAAGAAAAACGGCAAAACAAAGCCTAAAAAAAACAGCCATAACCATCCCATCATGTCGTAATCCCCCTATCGTCAGTGGCTTATGCCCTGTTCCGGCGTGTTGCGGCGGCCTTGCCGGGGCGGCGCGCCGCGCAAGCGCGGCATCATCCGCCCTCGGCTGCGGCGCCGCCCTTGTGTCGTCCGCAGTACATCCGCCACTTACCAAAAGAGGGGCTTATCGCCCCTCTTTGCCAGTCTCTGCCAGTATCAAGAGGCAGCGCGCTTGATGTAGCGCCACGCCACAAGAGCGAGCACCAAAATCATCGCAAGGCCAAAAATCTTGACCATGTCCGCTTTGGCATCGGCAAACTGCTGGTCAATGTCAGACGGCAAAATACTGGCCGCTTGCACGTATCCGGCCATTGCCAGCATCGGCACGGCCACAAGAACGCGTTTCAATTTACGCATGGGGACCTCCTAGATCCGTTTGAGTGATGTAATAAGCATCCGCCCTAACCAGGCGAATATGCACAGCCCCAAAAACATGGAGCCGACCCGTATGCCCTCCTCTTGGGTCAAGCCGAAGGCATCAGATAGGGCAACCCATTCGGCGCACTGCTGGCCAACCAAACGGGCACAAATAAACATGGTTACAACCCCAGGTATTGCGGCAAGACGTGATAGACCAGCGGCGTGTGACAGTAGAGGTCATGGAACGACCCGGTCAGTATCATTTCCAGCGCGCCGGACTGGAAAAACCATGCAGCACAATAATCAATCATCATCAACTCCTATCCGCGCCAACCGCGCGCGTGTCGTTGTAATTGTTTGCGGCGGCGCAGACTTGCCACATAACGCCTTTCATTTGGCGTCAATTTCTTGTCCGCTGCCGACCAGAACAGATATTTCATGATCAATAACAAAATACGAAACCCGACCAGAACGCCGATGACTTTCACCAAATCGCCGTACATATCGCCAAACATGGCCGGATCAATAATGATCATTTTTTTGCCTCCGCAGACTGCCAAGCCTTGAAGAAGGTATAACCAAGCTGCGACATCACGCGGCTATGGTCAGCAATCAATGCCGCCAAGCGCTGCTGTTCTTCTTCATGGGTCATGGTCAGAAATTTGATACCCAAGAAACGATTACTTAATTCTTGCGCTTCTTTGAGTAGCGATTCGGTTTCAGGTGAAACTTTTATTATCATGCTGCCTTCACTTCACCAATAACGCCAATTACTTTGACTTTCGGTGTTTTACTGCTGGTATCCACGTCAAGGCTGAATTCGTATGCTTTCAACGGTTGCAATTTGCGCAATTCGTTAAACAAGGTGAAATCCACTGCACTAAAAGTGTCAATCTGGAATCCGGTAACTCCGTCTTTTTTTGGCATTTCCACAGGAATCAGCGTGACTTTCGTTATTTGCATCCGCTCGCCACGATCCGTTTTGAAATCATAGAAAACCCCACCAACATAGAGATATTTTCCGGTAACTTGCATTTTTTCCTCACTTGTCAATTAATTAAAAAATTCTCCACCTTCTTCTTCATCACTACTTTCCAACTGCCAAATAGAATATTCCACTTCGGCAATTTCATTACGCAAGTAGTCAACGTAATCAAAGCTCTGCGCAAGCCTATCCATAATTTCTGGCAGACTGTCCGCATCCGATGCGGCCAAACTTTCCGCATAGTCTTCTTCCGCCGTCGCCAGTGTATCTTCAGCTTGCGACAACAACTCCCGCAAATCTTCCAACCTGTCACGATATACCGCCAAATCATGTTCTTTATCTGTCATCAATATTCTCCATCTTCATCATCTTCTTCCTCTTCATCATCCAATTCGCATTCCAGCGCCGCTATTTCCTGTTCTTTTTCCGCTATCAATGCCGATAATTCTTCCAGCATTTCAACGTCTTCCCCCGTGTTCATCGCCCCCGGTGCGTTGAAATCATCCTGCAAGGCAAGATATTCTTCCTTCAAGGCTTCACATTCCCAGATTAATGCTTGCAATCTATCCATTAATCACCTCACATAAAAATCCAGCCTAATTTCTGTAATGCCACAAAAAGACCTTGCCTTTCCTCTTTCATCGCCTTCAAATCTTCCCTTGTTTCCGCCAAATCTTTTTCAAGAGACGCTATTTTTTCAATCGTTTCAGATACGGATAATTCCGCATAACCAATGACATCTTCCAATTCTTTGTAATACTCAAATAGCGCATTGGCGACCAAATCCAATGTCTGCGATTCCATCTCTATCGTCTTCATTTCCATTACGCCACCTTCAATAAATACGGCTGTAATTGCGCCGGGATTTCCATTACCTCTTGCGGGGCCAATACTTTCAACGGCTGAATTTCCGCTATCTTGTCTTCTACCCTGATTGGCCGCTTACCAATATCAATGCCTAATTCCAAAAATTTGCGACGATGGCGGTAATAGGTGTTATGCGGTAATTCAGATTTAAGGCTGCGGCCTTCACGCCACATCGCCAATGTTGCTTGATAGGCCCGGGATAGTTTCAAAATGTCCACTTCGGTTATTGCTTGGTTTTTCATCGTCAGTCGCCCCGCAAATTCGTTAAATAGATCGTCAAGTTGGGTTTGCAGTTTCTGGGGATCGGTGAGGTTCAGTCGGTTAAGGATTTGTGCGTGGAGTACGAGTTCGGCGCGGAGCAAGCCCGTCGTGAACTCAAAAAAGGCATCGCGCGGCAGGAAATCCGGCAAACGATGCGCCTTGGCACGCGAGGAAATCTCGCGCAACTTGTTGTAGAACTTGAATGACCAAAGGCCGGAATGTTTTCCGACGTAGAAGGTGTTTTTGCAGAACTCACAACGGTCGCCGCGCGCGCTGACCGTGTGGTTCATCATTTGCAAATAGGCGTCCACATCGGCATCACTGCCAAGGCGGAACATTTTGGTGATGTCAATTTTCGTAACGCGGTAGTGCCCTTCTTCAATCGCCGTCAAGCAGCGTGCCGTGTCAAATGCTGAAAATCCCAGCTTGGGCAACACGTCGGCCACTACCGCCCGAGCAAGTGTCTTGATGCAAGACGGCCCGAAGATGTTGTGCCCTTGCAGGTACTTGGTCGGATTGCCTTTGACTGACAAACCGGATACCAAACCACTGCCAGCATCCAGCAAACCGCACTCGCCGACGGTGTAATCCGTGTCAATGCTCGAAACCGCAATACGGGTCGAGTAACTGCCTTCGTGCTCCTTCTCGATGGCGCGCAACTGGACAAAATCGCTGGTAATAGTGCCGTCGTGGTCAATGACCAGACGCCGCCCCTGCGCGATGGGACGGTGTGCAAACGGAACCTCAATGTTCAGCCAGTCGATCATAGCGAATATAAAGAAACTCTTTACATAAAGAATAACTTTATATCCTATCGGTGTAAAGAGTTTCTTTATTATCGAGACATACCTATGCAACAAAGCAGAGCCATGCAAAAGAACGACATAACCGAACTTGTTGATTACATACAAGAATTAAAAGGTTTTGAGAGTCGGCAAAAGACCATGGAAGCACTCAAAGAAAAACCGCAGCAGTACAGAGAATGGGCGAAAGGAAACCAACCAAGCGACCCGACCATCTTCAAAATGGCCGAAATGCTAGGAGTATCACCAGAAGAGATACTTATGGTTATAAAACAATACGATAAGCGAGGTTCCGAAGAAACAAAACGCTATTGGAGCAAAAAAGCAATACCCATTATGAAAAAAATCAAGTCGCCAATGCCCCAAACATTACTGGAAATTTAGATTAGTACCATTTTTGGTACAAAGTCGGGTACTACTAGGACCCGACTTGCTCGACCCTGCCCCAAAACCTTACCGCGCCGTAACAATTGCTTCCGCGTCCCGAAGGCACACCAGCCACCGAAAAGGCTGCGCCTTTCCGCTGACTGGCGGCCTTCTTTTTTGCTTTCTTTTTGCTTTTCTTCTTTCCGCGTTCCGCGTCCCGAAGGCACACCAGCCACCGAAAAAGCTGCGCTTTTCCGCTGACTGGCGGCCTTCTTTCTTTTTTTTGGGGAAGGGAGGAA